TCAAAAGCAGATGGCTGAGTGGATTGCAGGAACGAGGCTATTTGCTTTTGGTCATGTGATTCGCAACTTTGGCGACCACCCACAAAACTGGAAGTGCAGCCAGCCAAACCAGCTCTTGCAAAAGCACGAGCAATGCAAGCGTCCACAAAAAGTAGGCAACCCACGGATGCACCAAAAAGAAAAGCACCAAGCCAAAGCCAATCAATGGCAGGCAAATGGATCGACTGATTAAGGGCGGTTGAGACATGTCTGAAGTTTCTCTCAAAATCACGGCAGATGGCAAGGCGGCAACCGCATCCATTCAGCAGGTTCAAGGCGCACTCAAGGGCGTTGGCGAACAGGCTTCTCAAGCTGCCACCAGCTTGCAGGCGACTGGAAAAGCAACGACAGGCCTGAGTGCCTCGCTGTCTGATTTGGGGCGTGCCAGCATCATTTTCTCAGCGGTGAGCAATGCCGCTGGCAATATGGCTGATGCCATGATGCAGCTTCCCAAAAGCGGCATTGAGTTTGCGGCCCAAACTGAAACAACCAAACTAGGTATCGCTGGCATCTTGTCCAGCATGACTGCGATCAATGGTCAGACCACGACTTATGCGCAAGGATTGGCGCTGGCAAGCGATATCACGGCCAAGTTGCAACGCGATGCGATGTTGACTGCGGCCAGCACGCAGGAGTTGGTGTCGGCATTTCAGGCCATGGTTGGACCGGGTTTGGCAGCTGGCATGAGTTTGGATCAAATTCGTCAGTTGTCGACAACTGGCGTCAATGCGGTCAAAGCCTTGGGGCTTTCTGGCACACAGGTTGTGCAGGAATTGCGTGATTTGGTTCAGGGTGGCATCACCCCAGCCAGCTCTACTTTGGCGACCGCGCTGGGCCTCAAAGATGAAGACATTGCCAAAGCGAAATCCAGCACTGAGGGCTTGTTCAGTTTTCTGATGCAACGCCTCAAGGGTTTTGATGAGGCAGGCACTGCATTTGCTGACAGTTTCACAGGCCGCATGCAGGCGCTCTCGGAGCAGCTTGTACGTTCGTCAGCCACCATTTTTGAACCCTTAGCAAATACGCTCAAAGATCAGGCCAAAGGCATCAGCGATGCCCTGAGCGATGAAGGCAACGTTGCCCAGTTCCAAAAGTTGACCTCTGGCGTCCAAGCGGCGGCTACAGCCTTGGGTGAGTTGACACAGTTTGCAATCAAGCACAGCGATGCCATCATGACGGTGGCCAGTGCCTATGCGGCTATTCAAATAGGTGTTCGAGTTAGCGGGTGGGCTGCAGAAGCCACAGCGCTTGTGCAAGCTACGCTTGCTACGCGCGAAAAGGCAATTGCTGAGCAAGCGGCTCTGGTCGTCAAGCGAGAGGCACTTGCAGCTGAACTAGCAGCTGCACAGGTCAACTTCGCATCAGCCGACCGCGCAGCCCGATATGCCATGCTGCAACAGCAAATCATTCCGCTTCAGCGGCAGCATGCTCAAGCGATAACACAAGTCGAGGAAGCCACCAAGCGGCTGTCTATTGCACAGAACTTGGCAAACGCAGCCACCAGCGGAATGAGTGCTGTGTTGGGCGCTTTAGGCGGTCCTGTGGGAATTGCTATCACCGCAGTCACTTTGCTGATTGGCAAGTTGATAGAGATGCGTGGCGAAGCAGAACAAACAGCCTTGGCAGGTCTTTCCAAAGAGCGCATACAAGCAGCGGCAGCGGCTGGCAAAAAAGCGGATGACATGGATGTTGCGCGTGTGACGTCGCAAATCAATCAGCTCAAAACCGAACGTGACAAGTTGGTGCTTGACCAAAAAGATGGCGGCATCACCGCTTGGTTGTTTGGCAATGACTATGCGGTTGGACTTGAATCAAAACTCAAGAACATCAATGCTGAAATCAAAAGCAGTGAGGCCGTGGTTACGGCAGCAACAACCGTGGCGCAAACAAGTGGTGCGCAGGTGCAATTGCAAGGCAATATGGCCATGCAGCAAATTGATCAGCTGCTGGCTAAATACAACACAGCGGCTCAGTTGACTCAGGCTGCCAAAAAAGACAAAGACGCGCTGGATACGCAACTCAAAAACGTTAAGAACAGCAACGCAAGTGCTGCTGATATCGCGCAAAAAGAAAGAGATGTGGCAGCGGCCAAGGTGCTGATTGAGCGCAAGCTGCAAGACGACTTGAAACAGCTCAGAGAGCATGGCATGGCCGAGACGCAGGCGATCTCCAATGCTCAACTGGCTCTTGATAAGGCTCAGGCTCAGCTTCGTTTGGTGCTTGAGCGTTCAATGCTCGATCAAAAAGAGCATGCAGTTGAAATGTCTCACTCGCGTGGCCTCATGAGTGAAAGCGAGTACTACGCCCAACGCTTTGATTTGCAGCGTCAGGCCATGCAGGCCGAGCTGGATGCGGTCAAGACCGAAATCGACAAGATCAATGAGCTGCGTGCAAATGCAAATTTGCGTGCGGCAGATCGAATTGGCTTGGAAGAAAAACTGATTTCCCTCACAACCAAAAGTGCAGAAATCTCATCCAAATACAACAAAGCGCAAATGGGCGCTGGTGAGGCCGTGAGCAAGATTGCGTTTGAATACGGCAAAACAATAGATCAATCCAATGATCGATTGAATCTTGAAATCAGCCTCATGGGAAAAAGCGAGCAAGTGCGCGCAACAGCACTTGCGCAATATGACATCGAGGTGGAGTTGCAGCGCAAGATTTTGGAAATCAAAAAGCAACTGGCTAATCAAGATGAGCAAGACGCTGCCATTGCATCAGTCAAAGCATCTGCTGAGCGCGCAAAGCAAGCCGCAGCACAGCAGGTCTATGTGAACGAATGGAAGCGTTCAACGGAGCAAATCAGCCAAAGCCTGTCAGATGCATTGATGCGTGGTGGCAAAAGCGGCTGGGATTACATCAAGGATCTGGTGCGAACCACGGTTCTAAGGCCAATTGTTCAGATGGTGGCCACTCCTATTGCTGGGGTGCTTTCGACTGCGCTTGGTTTTGGTGCTCCTGCCAATGCGGCTGGTGTCGGCACTGCGGGCAGCATGACAAGTTCGCTGGGCATGGCCTCAACCGTCAACAGTATTTATAAAACCATCACCTCAAGTTTTACGTCTCTTGGCGACAGCGTTGCATTTGCAGCGCATGACATGGGCGCTTGGTTGGTGAACAACACCACTGGCATTTTGAATCAAGCTGGCGGCACGTTGATGGAGAGTGCTGGTGCGGTGGGTCAGTTTGCAAGTTATGCAGGCGGCGCTTTGGCGGGTTATGGCATTGGCACGGCAGTGAGCGGCAAATATGCTGCATTTGGTGATCAAAACGTTGCCGTTGTTGGCGGTACCGCAATTGGTGCAATATTGGGCGGTCCAATTGGTGCGGCCATCGGAGGAGCGATTGGTGGCGTTATCAACCGTGCCTTTGGTATGGGCTCGCAAGAGACAACTGACTACGGGATCAAGGGCTCGTTTTCTACTGCAGGTGCAAGCGTTAGCCAATATCAAAATTGGAAGCAAGATGGTGGCTGGTTCAGAAGCGATCGCAGCGGCACCAATCTGAGTGCGATCAACGCTCAAATGCAAACGCTGCTTGATGCGTCTTTGCAATTGACAACCGAAGCTACTAAGGGATATGCCAAATCAATTGGTCTGAGCGCTGACGCTGTCTATGGTTATACCCAGTCAATCAATCTGAGCTTGAAAGATCTGGATCAGACTGGGCAAGAAAAGGCGATCGCCAAAGCGCTCAGTGGATTTGGTGAAAGTCTCATTCAAACTGCCTACGGCGAAATCCTTTCTGGATTTTCCAAATCAAGCGAGACCTTGAGTCAAACGCTGACACGTCTTTCAAGCAGCTTGTCCGCTGTCAACCAGGTGTTTGATACGTTGAGTTCACGCTTGATCGATATTGGCGTGGTGGGTGCTGATGTGGCCAGCAAGTTGCTGGATGCGTTTGGCGGTAGCGACACTTTTGTGAAGGCGACAAGCGCTTATTACGACGCGTTTTATAGCGATGCAGAGCGAGTTGCCACCACCACTCGCCAAGTCTCTGCCGCATTGCGTGATTTGGGCCTTGTCATGCCTGACACCAAAGAAGCGCTGCGCGCACTGGTGGAGGCTCAGGATTTAACGACTGACAGCGGAAGAAAGAACTATGCGGCTCTGATGTCCATGGTGAGCGGGTTCAAAGTCATATTTGATGCCCAAGAAAAAGCTGCTGCAGATGCAGCCAAAGCTCAACAAGACTATGTTCGCGCTTTGCAAGATAGCGGCAAAAAAATCTCTGATTGGCTGGCGGGGCTGAGCACATCCAGTTTTGACAGATCCAATCCTGAGCGATCTTTGGCTGATACGCGAACCAATTACACACAAACCTTGCAATTGGCACGCGGTGGTGATCAAACGGCATTGGCTGAAATTACTGGCCGTGCTGAGGGGTATTTGCAGGCGGCTATGAGCACGTCCACCAGCAGCAGCCAATACCAAGCGATCTTGGCGCAAGTCAAAGCCGAACTTGGAGACCTGCCAGCGGCGAAGACTTATCAGCTTCAAACACTGAGCGCCCTTGAGGCCATCAACATGGCAATTGTTGAGGGGTTTGGTGATGGGTTGTATGGAATCACGACAGGCTTTGCCAAGCTCGATGCCAATGTTGACGGACTGCTGACATTTGATGAGCTGGTCAATGGTCTTCAAGGCAAGGCGACCAATAGCCAGATCATGGCGTTGATCAGTTCGGTTGACAGCAATGGTGATGGGCAAATCAGCGCCATCGAAGCGCAGACTGCGGTCAACCAGCTGATTGTCAAAAACATCAGCAGCGGACTCTTCAATATTGCAACAAACTTTGCGACCTTGGATTCAGATGTCAATGGCTTGCTGACATTTGATGAATTGAAGCGTGGTCTTTCAGACAAGGCGAGTGACAACCAGATCAAGGCATTGATTGCTGCCATTGATACGAATGGTGACGGGCAAATCAGCGCCTTGGAGGCTCAAACGGCTGTCACTCAAATGCTCAAATCATCAACAGATGGTGTTGCTTCTAATACGGACGGATTGAGCACCAACATGGGGGCGCAGCTTCGGACGTTGTTGGCAATCAGCAATGATGGCATCTACGCAGTTTCCAAAAACACATCATCTGCTTTGGACTATTTGGCTGCAATCAAGTCGTATGTTGGCAATATTGATATCAGCACGGCCAAGACTGCAGCCAACCCGACCACGGTCGTTAATAACGGAGGTGGCGGCGGCATCATCAGCCGTACGCTCAGCGCATTTGGTTTTGCACAGGGTGATGTGTTTGGTGGGGCTGGCATTTACACCAAGCCCACTTATTTCTCATTTGAGGGGAACCTAGGGGCTCTTGGTGAAGCTGGTCAGCCTGAAGCCGTTATGCCACTTGAGCGCATGGCTGATGGCGCGTTGGGCGTTCGATCACTTCAGCAGTTGGTGATTGACCGTTATGTGACGATGGGTGACACATCAGCGCTGGAGACAAGAATCGACCAACTGATTGAGGATGGTCGACGTCAAGCCTATGCGATGGTTGAAATGCAAATGCGCATGACCAAGCTCTTTGAACGCTGGGATGGCAATGGCTTGCCAGAAACGAGGGTTATCGCATGACCTTGACGGTTGTTAAGCCTGCAAGCATTACGGATGCGGTGCTCATCAATACGGATGTAGCTGAGGCTGACTATCCGGCATGGTCGGCGTCGACCACTTATGCGGTTGGTTCGCGCGTCATTCTTGTGAGCACGCACAAGATTTATGAGAGCCTTCAAAACACCAACCTCAACAACTCACCTGCAACAGCGACCGCTTTTTGGAATGAGGTCACGCCCACCAATCGCTGGAAGCTGTTTGACTTGAGCAACAGCACGCAGACCACGAAATCGGGTTCGATGTTCTATGAGCTGAAAACTGGTTCCGCTGTGAATGCGGTTTCAGCGTTGAACCTGAGTGGCGTGCAGAGCATACGAATTCGTTTGACCGATCCAGTCTTTGGATTGCTCTATGACAAAACCACATCTCTCACGAGCATTCCGAGCGAGTCAAGTTGGTACGCATGGTTTTTTAGTGAGCGCATTGAAAGCGTTCAGCACGTTGCGTTGGATTTGCCAAGTTATCCAAACGCCACGGTGCGTGTGGATTTGACGGGTACGTCCACCATGGCCATCGGTGTTTTGATGATCGGCCAGCAAAAAGTTGTCAGCGAAGAGATTCGTTTTGGCATGCGCATGGGAATTCGTGACTACAGCCGCAAAGAAAAGAATGAATGGGGTGATGTGGTTTTGGTTGAGCGCGCTTTTTCCAAGACCCGTTCATTCCCTGTGCAGTTGCGCAACGATGACCTTGACCGAGTGGACGCATTGCTGGCTAGTTTGAGGGCCAAACCCTGTTTGTGGGTTGGTTCAGATTCTTTTTCCAGCATGACTGTTTTTGGCTACCCAAGTAATTTTGAGATCGTCGTTGCTTATGCGCGCTTCTCTGATTGCACCATTGATATTGAAGGATTGACATGACCACCATTTCCACGTTGCCAACGCCTCCAACGCCAGCGGATACGCCCGCTGATTTCAATACCAAGGCATTCAACCTGGTTGGCGCTTTGCAGGCCTTTGTCACGCAGACCAATGCCGTTGTAGGCGAGGTCAATGCCAGTGCCGCAAGCGCCTCATCGAGCGCATCAACTGCCACTTCAGCTAAGACCTTGGCTGAGACTGCAAGAGACACGGCTATTTCCAATGCAAGCGCTGCTGCTTCGGCCAACACGGCTGCGCAAACGGCATTGGCTGCTGTGCTCGATGCGTATGACAGTTTTGACGATCGCATGCTTGGCAGAAAAGATGCAGACCCGACAGTCGACAACGATGGCAATCCATTGGTTGGTGGGGCCCTCTATTTCAACCTAGGCATTTCCAATCCATCGATCAAGGGCATGCGACTTTATGACGGGTCAACTTGGGACATGGCTTATGTCACTGGTGCGAGCTATTTGAGCAAGGCCAACAACCTGTCTGATTTGCCCAATAAAGCCACGGCGAGGGGCAACCTTGGACTTTCCTCTGTCGCGGCTTCTGGGGCCTATTCTGACCTTTCTGGAGCCCCTGACACGAACATGTCTTATGGGTTGTTTTATAAGGCCAATCCCAATGCGGTGGCTTTCACCAAAACGGGGGCAGCAACGCTTCAAATCAAAGCTGGCACCAGAGTTGATGTGGCTGGAACGATGGTGACTTATGCCAGTGCGACCTCGGTGACCATGCCAACGCTGACTGCTGGTGAAGACTACAGCATTTGGGTGAAAACGGACGGAACCATTCAAGCGGTTGCTGATCCATACAGCGCCCCGGCCAGCGCACCAGGTGCTGGCAGCTGGCGAAAGATTGGTGGTTTTCACTATGGTTTGGTAGCGTCTGGCACCACGGTGGCTGGAGGCAGTTTTGCGACGACAGGCAACGGCATGATCTGGACGCAAACTGATGTGGACGCGATCGCAGGCATCAATGCGTATAGCCTGTGGGATTTGCGTTGGACCATTAAATCCATTGATCGCCAGCCACGTGGCATGGCATTTGACCCTTGGGTTAACGCATGGGCTGCAATCTATTTCTGCCCTACAAACCACATCACTAGCGGCATCAGTCGTTACAACACCGATGTGGCCAGCGGCTCTGTGTTGCCTCGTAAACCATTGGCTTATGGTGGCAACGGCACCACAACCTATGCAAACGGCAACTGGTGGACATTCAATGAGATTGCGGCAGCATTTGGGTTGCGTTTGCCATCGGAACGTGAGTTTCAGTCCACCATGTTTGGTGTGACAGAAGCGCAGTCTTTGGGAGGCTCGTCAGTGACCATTCCCTCAACGGGTCGTCAGGCGGGTTATACGAGCCGTATAGGCTGCGAACAGGCCACGGGGCATATCTGGACATGGGGTGCTGATACGGGCCACTATGGCGAGACATTCGCTTGGTCAGATGTGACTGGTGGACGTGGGCAATCCTACACCTCGTACAACACGAAAGTGTTACTAGGTGGCGGCCGCGGTGACGGCTCCTTCTCCGGTTCCCGTGCCTCTCATTGGCACTACTATCCATGGAACGCGGGCTGGGACATTGGGCTGCGCGCCTTCGGTGACCTCTTGGTCTTGTGATAAGTTGCGAAAGCAACTTATCCGGAAATTTTTTTATGAAGCCAAGCACAGTCACCAAATCGGTTCGGCAAGAGCCAAAAGCCACGATGGCCATCATTGAAAAGTTTGATGGCTTCGCGCGCTACCTTTATCCAAAACTCACCAATACCAGCAGAGTTCATCGAGTCATGCGAGATGAATTTTTAAAGGCCATATTCGATCAGTACAAACTGTTTCATGCCGCAGGTAAAAGTGGGCAGGTATCGCGCCTATATGAGGCTGATGCGGGTTTGGCATATATTAGGGAACTTTTGCGATTTATGTCATGGTCTGGGGTCAAGCAGGACGGTAAAGGTCTGATGTCATTGCGTCAATACGAGATAGCTTCGGTTCATCTCGCAGAGACTGGTGCCATGCTTGGTGCTTGGATTGCGGCATCGCAAAAGAGGTCGGTAGGGGGTTAAGTGGCAACCGCGATAACGGCTCCTTCTCCGGTTCCCGTGCCTCTAATTGGAACAACTATCCATGGAACACGAACTGGAACATTGGGCTGCGCGCCTTCGGTGAGGATCAAACGAAAGGTAAAAGCACCCTGTACTGCTACGGCGTTGCAGGGCGACCTGAAAATTGATGGTCAGCCTCTATCGGCCTGCTTCGGCAAACACGCTTCGAGGTTCGGAAAACGGGGAGTAGGGCTTTGCCCGAAACCCGCGCCGACTGCTATGGGTAAAAAATATAAAAACCTGTTTGACCAAGTTACTGACCCAGATAACCTTTGGTCCGCCTATAGAAAAGCATCGTTGGGCAAGCGCATGACGATGGGCTTTTTGCTCTTCAAAGAAAACGAAGCGGCAAACCTCTACTACCTGCGACAAGCCCTGCTCGATGGGACGTATGAGCCAGGTGAGCCTCGTAAGTTCATGGTCTATGAGCCTAAGCCTCGCCAAATATCTGCGCTACCGTTTGTCGACCGCGTAGCGCAACATGCTTTGTGCAACGTCATAGAGCCAATTTTCGATGGTGTATTCCTGCCTCAGAGCTATGCCTGTCGGCGTGGCAAGGGAACGCATCGTGCAGCCGTGCAAGTTCAGGCCATGCTGCGCAGGGTGATTAAGTCGGGTGGTTCACCTTGGATTTTGAAAACTGATTTTTCAAAGTACTTCGCCAGCATCGATCGTGAATTGTTGCACCGAGAAGTTCGCAGAAAGATTTCTTGTGAAAAGACGATGTGGCTGTTTGAACGATTCATTCCAAGGACTGGCACTGGGTTG